TGCGTGTAAAATCAGATCAGTCTACGTGCTCAGTAAGTAACGGGCGCATATCCAGCGAAAAAAAGACTACGTGGTCCTATATTCAGAACTCTGCAACCATCCGTATTGGAGGCCAGACTACAGCAGGGTTACGTCATTTATTTGGTCACATCAGGAATTTAAGAATATGGCACAAGGCACTAACAGATCATCAATTGGGGGAAATTGTATAATGCGTGATTTAACACTGAAATTTGTAGACAAGTCGGAGTTTTCCGCCTTTCTAGAAGAAATTGAATGGAACGAAAACGAATCCATTCAGGATGCAATTCTTATCGACGTTATCGGGAACACTTACACTGTTGTTTCTGTAACTGAAGAAGGAGAGGAAATTGTAGAGAAAAATGATGGTTATTTTGTGAATGTGCGCATCATTAATGATGATTACGATGCGAAGTTATTCAATGACAGAACCGTTGTGATGGATCAAAAACTTAGGGAGTGGGCTTAATCATGACTACCGTAACAAATATTCCTGCTGATATAACTACTTTAAAAGGCAATGTTTCCACGTTGCAAGGCAATGTTTCCACGTTGCAGCAAGAAGTTAACACAAAGCCATCAAGCTCTGACGTTGACAACAAGTTAAAGACGTACATGAAGAAAAGCGAGCTTTCAAATGAATTAGAGGGCGGAACACATGGCGGAAACTTTTACCCATTAACAGCACAAGAGGCCGTTTACTTTTTTAGACTTGGAACAACAACCGCTGGCGCAAACTTGTATCTCAATACAGATGCCGCAGTGTCAAGCGTTCTTCGTTCAACGTCTTCCGAAAGATACAAAAGATCTGTTGAAACTGTTATGGATGAATATGCAGATCGAATGTTTGACATGCGTCCTGTCTGGTATCGGTCGATTTGCGAGAATGACAGAAAAGATTGGGGTTGGTATGGACTGATCGCCTAAGAAGTGGGAGAGATTGCGCATGAATACGTTCACTGGAGGCCATTACAAGAAGGTGATGATCCAGAAATCGCCTCAAGCAATGGCATGGTTGCAGAAGGCGTTATGTATGAGCGTTTGGTTGTTCCGCTAATTCATCATGTGAAACGGATGAAAGAAGAAATAGAGCAATTAAAAAGCCAAATTGAATCAATAAAAAATAACAACATTTAATCACAAGGCGCGGCTCCGGCTGCGCTTTTTTTCGTCTTTATGCCAGTTGCTTACATATCGCTTACAAATGTCTTATATCTATTCCTGACAGTTAGGCGCATACTCTTTGTCGTAACATAAATGTTGCAAACTTTTTTTATTTTTTTTAACGTCAAAGAGGAATTTACTATGTCAGATATGACTTTACTCCCTACTGGTGGTGGTTTTGGTGGCGAAGCTGGCGCGGCTGGACTTGGTGGTGCTGTTGGCGGCCTGATTGGTTCATGGTTTGGTAACGGCTTTAATGGTCGTGGTGGTTATGGTGGTGATGGTGCTGCTGTTGCTGTCGGTGCTAACGCTGTTCTTGATGGTATTAATAACATCCAGACAGGCGTAAACAACCTGGGGCTGCAAACTCTGCAAGGCCAAAACTCCACAAATCTTACCGTTGAGCGCTCCGCCGCATCAACCTTTAACGGCATTACCAGCCAGAATACGCAAAACCTGCTTGCATCGGTGCAAGGTTTCGCCGGACTGAATACCGCGATTGTTAGCGGTACTAACCAAACAGTTGCTGCGATTAATGCTGCTGATGTTAATGCTCTTGAGCGTTCCTATCAGGCACAGATTGCAGCCGAGAGATGTTGCTGCGAGACAAACCTGAACATTGAGCGACAAGGTAACGCAACGCGAGATCTGATGCGTCAACAGTTCGCTGATTCTCAGGCTGTATTGATTTGCGACATGAAAGCTCAGTTGCAGGAGGCGCGATTTGCTCTATCTCAGGCAAACCAGACCGCCGCACTGAATTGCAAAATCAACCAGGTAGAGCAATTGGTAAACTTCAAGTTGCCTACTCCGCAGACTCCGCCTACTGGCTGTTGCGGCTGCTAATAAATCAAGCGCCTTTCGGGGCGCTTTTTTATAAGGGGATATACTTATGAAAATTCTTGTCGCTGGCTATCATTTACCGCGCGTGCATTTGCCGCGAGTTTCAATCGGGAGTGATGATCATGATGATGATTATGAGCGAGATAGCAAACATGATTCAGTTATGGGAAGTGTTATGGAAAGAACTAAGCACTATCCTAAGACCTGGGACGCGCACATTGACAAGCCAGGCGGCTTAATGTCGATTGTAGAAATGGAATACAAAGAGCTAATGACCGAAAAGGCAGACGGCTCGCATCATGGCATTGAGAAAGAATTAACAGATCTTGCTGCCGCTTGTATCTGCGCATTGCGTAAAATGAAATCAATGTAAAAAGGTTAACCGATATGCAAAACATTAATCAAAATGGCGCTGGCGTGACTCAATTCAACGGGATGAGGCCGAAACAAATCATTGAGATTGGCGGCGTTAAATGGTCGTTACGGCGTGATGCTACTGATTCATCAATGGCGTTTCCTCACCAGAAAGTAAACTGGCTTAACGCTGGATGTGAGCCACTTGATGGCAACATTCATTATTGTTGGATAATGGGCGTAATTGCGCCAAACATGGGGACTCTTGAACGTCCTGCTAATGTGATGTATATCGGTTTTCACCAACAGAGGATCATGATCGCACCAAATAGCGTTACTGTTGCAGATCTAGACAGGATGCATGTTTATGTGAGCGATAGCTCAAATTTTGTTGGTGAGTTTGTAGGAAAGTTTTTAGGAATTGAACCTGAAAAGCCAGTAGCAGAAAGGGAATCAATTAGCCCGTGGCCTGTAATGCCAGAACAGCAATCAACTCCTGAAGGAAAAGCAAATGACGAAAAGTGAAGGAATATATCAGGTAGTTAAAGACCTGTCAGAGAGAGCGCATACAATAGCTGATGAAGGTCACTCACCAATATCAATCATGAAATCGGCAATGTCAGATTTTAGCGGGCTTGGAAGTATGAGCGGAATGTTGTCAATAATGACCACTGGAAAACTTAACGCTCATCAAACCGAACTTGCAAAGCGAATTGCTGTTAAGGTTATTGCCGTGCTTGGGATGGCTGAAAGTGAAAAAGGGGCGTAATGCCCCTTTTTTATGCGTTTAACCCTTCTCCGTTATCTCTATGCCATTGCTTATGGTGTGCTTGGCATAACCATCTAACTGATAAAGGTTTGCTGTAATCGTCATGGTGTGCAACTGATTTTTCACTACCGCAAATTTCACACGGTGATTTTTCCACCTTCCCATCACGTAATGCGTTATTCAATGCATTGTGTGCCTTATACTTTCCTGGAAATTTATTTCTCCATTGTTTTAAATATTCTTTGTCTTGCCGGTTTCCTCTTTTTCTATCGTAATCTCTTTTTTCATCTATGTTATCCCATCTGTTTTTTGTGACATCTTTTTTTGTACATTCTTTGCACTTGTTTAAGTGTCCATCAGCCATCTGTTTATGCTTATAAAATTCTTTAAGGGGCTTTACAGCCCCGCATTTAAAGCATTTCTTAAAGCGCATAGATTCGATGTTTTCCATATTGCAATCCTACACTAGCAAAAGGGATGTCGTCGTCAAAGTCCATAGGAGGTTGATTGCTTTGTCTTGGCTGTTGCGGTTGTTGCGGTTGATTCTGTTGTTGTGGTTGGAACCATCCTCCTTGTTGTTGCTGTTGTGGTTGCTGTTGTCCTTCTCCGCGCTGGCTAAATAGCAGGTTTGCAAATCCGCCAGGCATTAAACTTGAATACATCTTTCCGTTATATTCACGCGTTTCAATGCGAAGCGTGTCGCAAGATACAGAAATAACCTTTCCAACCTGGAACGCCTCAGCATACCAACCATTAAGACCTTCTGTTTTAGCATTAAAAAAGAAACTGTAGTTTGTATATTGCAAGTTTCCATCTTTATCTTTGTATCTCTCTGAAAGCTCAACTACATAAAGCGTGCTGCCGTTAGGCATTTGCTTTACTCGCGGCTCTTTTCGGATCTCACCAGTAATAATATGCATGTTTTATTCTCCTGCAATAAAGGGGCGCAAGCGCCCCATGTCAATTATTCAAAATCAGTTGTGCTTTGTGATTTTACTTGCTCGTCGTTTTTTGTGTCAACGTCTTGAGCGGCAAGATTTTGTTTTGGTTGCGCTGGATTAAATCCTCGTGCTTTTCCGATCTCAAGTTCTGCCTTGCGCTTTTCGTAATGCTCTTTAATTACCTGCTTGCTTGCCGGATCGCTTGCCTTCCATGCTGATTTGAGCACTTCTTGTAATTCGTTTACGCTTTCGCATTTCTCAATGTCACGCTTCCAGTCGTTTGCAGATTTAACGGCAATCTGTGCGTCATCGTCTGCCTGGCTTAAGCCAAATGCTGCTGCTGCTGCATAACGACGCGCGTATGTGAATGCAGATCCTACACCTTGAGGATCGTTTTTAACTATTGGTAGCTCTGCGTAAAATTTCACCCACTGACCGGAAACATGAAGAACTGTTGTCTCAACCTTGATTCTGTTTGGTTGTTCGCTTTCAATCATGTCCTGCATCAACATTAGCTCGTTATCATTCAATGCTGGAGTGATTGCATCAAGTACGGAATCAAGCGTTGCGTAACGGTTTTTAAGGTGCGTATTTTGCTTATCCTTCTTCACCTTTACAAACAAACTACGCGCCTTATGCAGTGCTGGTAAAACCTTGTCGAATTGCTCTGATAGTTTCATGATTAATTCCCGTAATTAATGGCGGCTTTCGCCGCCTTATTTCTGTTAGTGCTTTGTTTCTTCTTTGGTGTGTAATTTAATCAGATTTTCCATCATGCGATCAGAACTTTCTTTAACCGCCTTGACTGCTTCATCGTTGTCTTCGCTCATTGTTGCAACAAGTACGACGTTATCGACTGCATCCATTACTTTTCTGATGTACTCCATTTCTTCTGCGCCTGCCGTTGGATCAAGCGGCGCCACAAAGTCACGAAGCAACATAACCATGCCAGTTGCAAAATTGTTGATATGAACTGCAACATCTGACACTTTTTTGTTTTCCATGTTTATTTCCTCACGCTTGTTGTTAACTTATGCGGTGAATTATAACACCGCATTTTTCATTTGTTTAGCTATTTGTGCTGTTTAAATAAGATATTGCTTAAACTGGCGGCGCACCCAATCAGGAGTGTCAAGGCAAACCTCCGGCTCGCCGTTTGAATACGAAGGCCAAACGTCATGCTGCTGGCACATGGCAAACTGGTTAATCACGCTCATGTACTGAATGCGCCCAATCTTCAATTGCTCGTTGTTCATGCGGAAAGCCAGCGGCAAATAAGGCTCTTTCTTCTCTTGGGCTAACAGTCGCACAACTATAGGTCGCTTTTCTTCTGGATACGCCTTCATGAATAAATCACATTGCAACGCCATTTTCAAATAATAGCCGTGATTGTAAGCCAGTCGCATAAACTCAGCCGGATTAGCGCTCATTGTTGTTTTGTAGTCTGTGATCACAATGGCATCTGGATAAATAATATCTCGACAAATCGGCTGACCTTTTTCATCGTAACCATCAATCAGCGTTGCGGTGACGTTCTTTGTTACGTCAACGTGATCGCATCGCACTTTGACTTTTACGCCGTTGATTTCACCGAACAACGATAATTCACGTTGTGCTGTCTTGCTATTCATACATGCGTTATGTTCCGGTATTGATTCCAGAACCTGGCGCATTGCAACGCAAGCGTCGTAGTCTTTAGCGTCGATTAACTGAACCCCATCGGCCCTGGCCTGGCTTTCTGCGATCATGTCGATTAACCACATGACGTTAAGGCCTTCTCCGCAGTCAACCATCATTTTTATAAGTTCGGGATAAGTCTTTCCGGTTGTACCTTTCAGGCCAAATGATTTCAGCTTTTCGGCAAGCGCCGTTTGGCTGGTTATCAGATCCTTAAAGTCTTCTGGCGCTGGCGCACGGCGATAGGTTTTTTCGAAAAGCTCCTTGCTTTCAAAGTTGGTATGCGACTGCGTACCAAAAACTAGCGCCTTGCTCTTATCGTCACGAGGCTTGAACTTCCACGCTGCCGGGCATGTGCTGTAAATCTCTGCCAGGCTTGAGCCGCTAACATAATCAGCCGTCCACGCTTCTGGATCGTGATAAAGCTCGTTGCTCATTTCTTCGCTGGTGTACGCCATAAACTTATTCATGATTTGCCCTCATTAGTTGGTATGCCTGCATTTTAGCTATTTAATGCGTTTAGTCAACAGTTATTTTGTTTTTTCTGTTCTAACAACGTTCCAGACGAATCGGATAACAAAATTTACATGTAAGTGATTGATAAATATCTTTGTTGTCTTTTTGTTCTCTTGTTCCTCCATTTGCGCCGGATATAGACATATAGACACACAAACACTGACACATACACAACCACATAAAAATTACCAGACACACAAAATCACACAAAACATAGATAACAAGAAAAAACAAATATAAATATATATACTACTAACTTATTGATTTATATGTATGTATATATATTTATCTGTATGTATTGCGCTCTATTGCTGTTCGCTTTTTGAGCTAAATTTAAGACTCCGCAGATTTGAGAACAACTGATAACAAAAAGAGCAAGAATAGCACTTTTTGCTAAACGCCCACCGCAAGATCGTGTATAGTTGCAACCAACAACAATGAAGGAGATACCAAGATGAAAAAGTTAATCGCCGTTTTGATTGCAGCCGTTGCCCTGACTGGTTGCGCAAATATGCCTAAACGTGAATGCACGGCTATTTATGAAAATAGCGGAATGCAGTATTCAGTTGCTATTTTCGGAGTGAAACGAGTTGGCGATCGAACTCTTGTTAAGGCTGGCTATCCGTTTAATTTTCAGTGGGTGAGTATTGACAACTTTAAAAACGCTGATTGCAGTCTGTAAATAAAAATAAAGGGGCGAAAGCCCCTTTTTATTGGTCGTAAATATCAGTCTTTATTGCAATTATTGAATTTCCGTTATTTGTTATAGAACCTGTTCCTGGCGTTGTCCTTGCTGCACCTATCCTTGTGTTTGAACCATTATACCTGCATGATGTATATATATCAGAAGCGCCCATACCTATAACCGCACCAAGCCTTGAAGGGCAAACGGCATAAGAACCAGATAACGTTTGATCTATATTCGTTCCACCTGAAGAACCAGGAGTACCAATTGTAACAAGATCTGTTAGCACCCTGCTTTCATTAGTTAAAACTAACTTGCCGCTTGCATCCCATATAGCCATACCATATTTGGGTAGAGTTTGAGGGAATATGGCAAATATATAAACAGTCATTGTAAATGATTGACCATATGGATTTCCTCCGTTTACATAAATATTACCACCGTTCCTGTAAGCTATTAATGCAGTTGGCTGTTGTGTATTTGTTGTTTTTATAAATGCCATGCATGGATAAGATTGGTTTACTGGTATATTTGCGCTTGCGCTATGATAGGCAGAAGTACCTGAAGATGAATAAGTGTACTTGCCATATAAGCAAAATGGCGTTGATTTTGGTGTGACAAATGGATTCCCATTTGATAAAGATAACATTGCTCCATACTCAGCCATTTTAAACCCTCTCAAGAAAAACAACTAACTCGCACTTTGAAGAAGAATACCTATTTGCACCAATTGACGATGTAGGATTAATTCTTATTGTATTTCCAGATGCTACTATTTCCCTTCCAACCCCTCTAGCACCTTCATCAAGTGAAACAACATACCCAACCTTAAAACCACTTGGAATGCTAAAGCTCCACGATCCGCTTGTCTGACCAGCGGCAAGACTGATAACACCAACAACGGAAACTGGCTTGATTCCGTAGTTGTTATACTTTCCGTTAGCATCCCACGTTGAAACACCATATTCAGCCATTATTAAACCTCCATAAATGCGGGGCATTTGCCCCGCTTTGATTTTACCACGTACCAGTAAGCCTACCAATCTGAACACGCAAGCGACCGTTTGCGTCCCGTACACTTATCGTTTCGTTGGTCAACTTCATGGCCCCTTCTCCAGATGTAGAACCATAGTTCTCAAATCTGCCGCTTTTATCCAGCCTCCAACCCTGCTGATTAGCAACAAAGTTATTCGACTGAATATAATTACCGATCATAGCATTTGTGATTGATCCGTCTTTCACTAACAGGCTGTTAATGAAAACCTGGTTGTTTTCAACAACGAAAGGCAAAGTAAACGTCCCGCCAGTCGAACTTGTCATGATCGCGAACCTGTTAGCATCAAACAAGATTTGCGAGATCAAACCTTGAGAAGATTGCGACAACTGCATGATCATGCCTGCGCTGTACTTCTGCCCATTGTAAGTAAGGCCCAATTTCATGGCGTACTTAGCGCCAACCGAATCAACGTTAGCCCACGAATCAAGTTTTTCAGTCAGCGCCGATTCAACATCTCCGAATTTAGCTGTTAAAGCCTGGTCAGCCTGAACCCTTGCTTCTGTCTCATTAGCGATAGCCTGTTTCACTTCAGAGATGTTAGCCTCAACCTCAGTCTTAATGACTCCGTTTAAATCTTCGATCTCCTTTGTGAACTTCGCATCAAGCGCGTTAACGGCCTGCGCGCGCGCTTCTGACTCATTGGCAATGGTTTGATTCACCTGATTAATGCTTGCGGCTGTATCGCGTTTTACACCGTCAATTTCAGTTGTAAATTTTGAATCCAAAGCATTTATTTGAGTTGCTCGCGTTTCAGATTCTGTGGCGATAGCCTCCTGCACTGTCTTTATGCTTGAAACAATATCCTCGTCGATTGACGCCCTCAACTCTTCAATCTGCGTCACTCGCGCCTCAGTCTCTGTGGCTATAAGCTCAAGAGCGTGACCATATTCAGCCTTTCTCTTTCCGTTTTGTACTCGCGTCCACTTAATATCAGCATCATTAGCAAGGGCATTCTGGATGATTGCTTGCGCCTGATCCTTTATCTTGTTTGCACTGTCAATGGTGTTCTCTTTCAGATCCTTGCCTGCTTCTGTATCAAAAATCTTATCAAGAATATCACCTAAAACAGCCTCCACATCATCTGAAGCCATGCCTCTAACAAAATCAGTCCAGCCGGAAACGTTGCCGATTCTGTCAACGCTCCTGATCCGATACCATACAACATGACCAGCCGGAAGCGTTCCATGCCAGTATTCATATTGTGGATACGGGATCAGCGTTAGCAGGCTTGAGTTTTCAGCCGTTCCATCCGGCGACTGATGAAGCTCAATGTATGCCGTGTCTCCGCTCCCTTCTGGCATCCCCCACTTAACACGAATGCCAAACACTTCATTGTCGGATGCTGTTAAGTTAACTGGCGCTCCTGGCTCTCCTACCTTACCAGTCAGTGATGCTGTCACAATTCTGGACCACGGAGAAGTAGAACCTGAAGCAGAAACAGATCTAACCCTTACCTGGTAGTTTCCTGAATAAATACCTTCAACCTCAATTTCTTTGTTTGCGGTCTGTGGTGTATTCAGCCAGTTGCCATCACCTTTTCGCCATTGCATTTCATACAGCGATGCGTAAGGTACTTTATCCCACGACACAACCATTGTTTCAACGCTTGCACCCTGGACAATTCGCGAGTATGAGGATATTTGCACATTTTCAGGCGCTGCCATTGTGTCAGGCTGGACAATTGAAGTTGGCCTGTCGTCAATGTTTACTCCATAATCAATCTCGTCGTATTTGTTCGGGTCATATTCAACAGCCGTGATGGAGTATGTAAATTCATCATCATCATCACCTTTGCCGATACTCGTTACAACGTATTGCTGCAATGCAATATCAGTGCGGTCGATTGCAAAAACCGTGTCGGGTTTAACCTCAAACCCAAACCCAATGTTTAGTTCAATAGTTTTTCCGTCACCGCTTACTTTTGAGATTGTGCGCTTAACTGGCTTTCCGTCAGGCTTGTTGATGATAATGAAATCACCTGGTCGCGCGTCAATCTTAAACGGAACGAACACCTGCAAGCCGGAAACTTCCATCACGCGCCCTGATAGGTTTAACTTCAGGTTGCTGCTGTGAAAGTTGTCAGCAATAGCAATCACATCACCTATTGATGGGATCATGCCTTCCAGTCCAGTAGCAAAGTTTACCGTAGTGCTGCGCAAGTTGGTTTTTAGTATCCATCGACCGCGCCGATTAGCCTCACTCCTGCGTGTACATCCGATCGCTGTTATGCTTGTCGGATTGTATCCAAAGCGCAATGCGGCCTCTGTGTCGAATACGCCCTCTACGTCCTGTTGATACATGTTTTGTTCGTCGTCAAACGTCACGTTGCACTGCGTGTACATGCTCTTTTCGCTTGCTGTTGTGTACTGAAAATCACCATCAACAACGTTGTCATTGGTGAAGATGTACGACGGATCGCGCGGCTTATCAATAACGATTGACAAGCTCTCGCCATTCCAAAAGCTCATTCCACG